GATTAAAATTCTCTTACTCGCACAATAAGTCATTTGATAAACTGGTTAAAATGCCAAATAATTTCAAATCATAGTCCAACACACAACAAATGTGGTATAATAAACACAAAAACGGCGGCAACCCTTGATTTTTCAGGGGTTGCCGCTTTTCTTGTTACTAATTAGTTATTAGTTCAATGTTCAATCGCAGTTCTTCTATATTTTTGTGAGTGTAGACCCTTTCACCTGTTCCCTTCGATTTGTGACCCATAAGCCTATCAATACACACCTTGTTTGCACCCGCTGAATCCAACCGTGAACGGAAGGTGTGGCGGCATTCATGCGGGGTGTGTTCCATTTGCAGCTTGTCCATAATGTCAGCCCAAAATTCCCGGTACTGGCTTTGATTTAGCTTCTTCCCGTTGTACTCAAACAGATACCCGCTTTTGGACTGTTCAAAGCGTTTCTGAACTATGCTTTGAATTTTTGAATGAATTGGAACGATACGATTTTTACCCGCCGCCGTTTTCGTTCCCCCGGTCATTGTCAGTTCTTTAAAGTCAACATTGGAAGTTTTCAGGGCTATCATTTCCGAAATTCTGAACCCGGTATAAAGGAAGAACAGAATTGAATCAACCCATTCCAAATTTTGATTTTCCCAAAGGCGGGAAACTTCTTCATCCGTGAAGATTTCTTTTGTTGTTTCCGGGATTGGATCAGAGGTCAACAGGCTTGAACACTGTTTTGAAATTATATCAAGTTCCATTGCGAAACGGTCAAGATGCCCCCAAAGGTTTTTAATTGCCCCTTGGGTGGAATAGCCCTTCCCGCATTCGTCAATGCAATCTTGCATTTGGTATGATTTGATTTGGTTATACCGAACCTTTCCCAATTTGGAACAATGCTTGTATGCAGATTTCAGGGAACTTTGATTTGATGAACCCAATTTCACAGCCCGCTTTTCAAGCCACAAATCATAGAGTTCTTGCAAGGTGATTTTGTCTGTTTCAATATCCCACGGATCATTGTTGTACTTTGCAAGCATAATCAAACCTTCTTCCCGTGTTGCGGTGTAGCCTATGGGTTTTTGCTTCCCGGACTTACCTTCTTTGACAACCCACGGTTTTCTTCTATTCCCTGACAGCTTCGTTACTGTTCCGTACCCATTCGGATTTTTCAATAACATTCACCGCCTATTCTTGAAAATTGCACATTCAGGCGGTATAATAATATAGACCGCCTGAAAAATCACTTCATCCTGATTTTCGGTCACTTCCCCCGTTGGTGTTGCAGCACTGACGGGGGATTTTTTGTTTTTATAAGGAATAGCTTTCACTATTCTGTAAAGAGGTATGCTGAAAATCAAGGAATTTTCCATATTCGGAAGCAGTACCCCAAAAAGCAAGCATTTTTTCTTCATTGTTTTTTGAAGTGTACTTTACCACCAAATAATATTTCTTAATTCCTTTTGTTTTCGTTGTTGAAACAGCTTCCCCATGATACCGCAGCATGAAGTTTTCTTCTTCCATTGCTGAAATACTTTTAATTTGAGAAAGTGCAAGTGTAACTGTTGTTTCCGGCTTTATCCGTTTGATTGATAAACCCGTTTCATCCATTTGTATTCTACAAGGGTAATCTTGCGGGAAATCCAACCCTTCATAGTGCTGGACTGGAATTCCCGGAATTTTCTTTTTGAAAAACATACATTCATTCCTTTCTTGAAAAGTTAATTTCAAGGTTCAAGGGGTTCAAGTTCAAGCTGCTTCTTTTATTCTTTTATATTTCTAAAAAATCAATACAAATTTACTATGTATGAAAAGAATATATAAGAAATCAAAAATAACATGAACTACTTGAACCCCTTTGCTATTTCAAGGGTTTTATCTTGAACCGCAAGTTGAACCTATGTGGAACTTACCTTGAACCAAAGTCAACGAAAATTACATTGCCTGTTCGTTTGATGATCCTTCTTTTGCTGAATACTTTTCAGATTTCAGCATTTGCTTCATTTCCCCACGAATTTCAGCCTGATCTTCAATATCAAGCTGAACATACATGAAAACCGCATTTTTGGTTGATGCACCATATTGTTTTTCAATTTCCGCTTCAAGTTCAATCTGTTTCAATTCTAATTGAAGTTGTTTTGTGTCATGTGTACTATCCATTTCATCCCAGCAAAGAATTTGACTGACTGGAACGCCTAATGCTTCGGCAATAGCCTTGATTTTGGATTGTGGAACATCGTTGATACCTAATTCGATTTTGTTGATTGTAGATCGTGAGCCGTACCCGCTTCTTTTGGCAAGTTCGTCTTGCGACATATCCCGTTCAAGGCGTAACGCCTTTATACGGTTGCCAATGTCAATCAGGTATTGCTTCCGCTGATCTTCATTCATATTGTCACCGCCTTTCTTCATTGATTATAGCATGGTGTAGCGGCAAAATCAACTTTTTTTAATTTTTTTTGAAAATAGTGTTGACTTTTAGGGTACAGGGTGCTATTATATGCTTGTAGCCGGACAATCTACAAAATACCGCTGCAACGGTAGGAAGGATGAAGTGAGAATGAGCGAAACGAGTTTGAAACCCGTAATTGAAAAACTTGAAAATTTATTTTCAAAGTTCAATGAGAAGTTCTATAACGGTGAACTTCAAACCCCGATTATTACGGTAAGCCCTGACACAACAAAGGGTGCTTATGGTTGGTGTACCGCTTGGAAAGCGTGGAGCAACAAGTAGCCGGAACAGAAAAAGACGGTTGACCTTGCGGCAATGAGCAAGGAAGATTTGGAAAATCTGAAAAAGGATGAAGGGTTCTACGAAATCAATATTTGCGCTGAACACCTTGCAAGACCTTTTGAACAGGTTGCGGAAACGCTGCTTCACGAAATGGTTCACCTTTACAATTTACAAATTGGGGTTCAGGACACAAGCCGGGGCGGTACTTATCACAATAAGAAATACAAAGAAGCCGCCGAACAGCACGGTTTGACCGTTGGTAAGGATGCAAAATACGGCTGGACAGTAACCACCCTGAACGATGAAGCGAAAGCCTTTGTTTCAAGTTTTCAGGATAAGAAGTTTGAATTACACCGCAAGAGTTTTCCGAAAATCCCCGGTGCAGCCAAAACAAAGCAGTCCACCCGCAAATATGTTTGCCCGATGTGCGGAACGATTATCAGGGCAACGAAAGAAGTTCATGTTGTTTGCGGTGATTGTGAAGTCGAATTTGAGGAAGAAAGCTAAACAGCTTCTTCCAGTTTGAGAAGAAAGGAAGGACAGTATGAGTTATAAATATTACAGTACGGAACGCCCGGTAATGCCGGGTTCGTTCCCAAAGCCGCAGGGAAACACGGTTCTGAACATTGAAAATTTCAATGACCGTTCCTATGTCGGAAAAATCGGGCGTGAAGCGTGGGGATTTATCGAATATGAAAAGCCGATTTCCCCGGTTCTGCTGGATGATTATGAACTGGTTGCCGCTTCTGATGATGAAGATAAGGATAAAATTTGTAAGCTGCTTTGTAAGGTGTTACAGCTTACCCGTGGGGCTTCCGATTTGAAAAGCCTTGATTTCAACCCCGATGCTGAAATTGTAACAGCGGTGTTTGAGGGTGGAAGCAGAACAATCAATGTTGCTTGCGATTCGGGAACGGCAATGATCCGTGATATTATGAATCATTTGGAGTGCTAAAGAAAGAAGGTGTATAAAGTGACTAATTCTAATCTGTTAAGGGTGAAGATTGACGAAAGCGGTTATAAACTTCGCTTTGTTGCTGGTAAACTTGGAATTACCTATCAGGGGTTCTTGAAGAAGATTAACAACGAAACTGAATTCAAAGCTACTGAAATTCAGATTTTGAAGGAACTTCTGAATTTGACTGATGAAGAAAGGGACAAGATTTTTTTTGCCCTTGATGTAGATTGACAATCTACAAAGCAGAAAGGCGGTGAACAGGATGAAGAAAATTATTGAAGCCTGTATTGATCGGGTTCTTGAATTCGACACACAGGAAGAAGCGGCTGAATACCTTGAAGCCTTGCGGAACAAGAAAACGGAATTCCGCATTGTGAACCGGGAAGCTGTAAACGGCAAGTACCGTATCAGGGTTCAGGAGCAGTACAACAAAAGCCCGATGATTTCCGGGTAACACAGCAAAGAAAGGATGAAGTGAAATGACATTTTCAGAGAAATTGAAAAATCTTATGTCTGAATTGGGCTTGTCGCAGTCCAAACTTTCAGACCTGACCGGGATTGGTAAATCCTCTATCAGTCAATACCTTTCCGGGAAGAATGAACCTTCTAAAGACCGCAAACAGGAAATTGCCCGTGCGTTGGGGGTTCAGGATAACTACTTTGAAATGTTTGAGCCCGCTGCAACGGTTCAGCATAACGGGGTTGTGAATTTGCCCGTTCCCCTTGCGGCAAAGCTGATGAAGAAATCCAAAGAATGGGTTATGCAGGGCTTGAGGGATGGCGTTTTCCCGTGGGGCTATGCGGTGAAGCTGACAAATTGGAGTTACTTTATTTCTTCCGTGAAGTTCACCGAATACACAGGAATTGAAGTTCCCCTGAATGAAATTGCCTGATGGCAGAAAGCGAGGATAAACAAAAATGAGTGAAACAGGAGTTGTTAAAGGGTTCAAAGTGTTCAATCCCGATTGGACTTGTAACCCTAACGGGAAACCGTTTCAGTATGCAGTTGGCGGTACTTATGAAGAAGATGTGATACCTATGGTTTGTGATCGGGGCTTCCACTTTTGCGAAAAGGCGGCTGATTGCTTCAATTACTATCAGTTCAACCCGGAAAACAAGGTTGCGGAAGTGCTTGCATTGGGTGAAGTCGATACGGACGGAACAAAATCTTGCACCAATAAAATTCAGATCGTGCGTGAAATTCCGTGGGCTGAATTGCTTGAAATCGTGAATACGGGAAAGGGCTGCACCGGACTTTGCAACAGCGGCAACCGGAACAGCGGCAACCGGAACAGCGGCGATTGGAACAGCGGCAACCGGAACAGCGGCGATTGGAACAGCGGCGATTGGAACAGCGGCAACCGGAACAGCGGCAACCGGAACAGCGGCAACCGGAACAGCGGCAACCGGAACAGCGGCGATTGGAACAAGTGCAGCTTTTCCAACGGATGTTTTAACACCGTAAGCCCGAAAATCTATCTGTTCAATAAGCCTTCTGAATGGACTTATCAGGATTGGTTGAACAGTGAAGCCCACTATTTGCTGAATCAGATTCCGGGGGATGTACTTGAATACATTTATTTTTCAGATATGACGGATGCAGATGTTCAGCTTGAAGATTTGGAAGCCCAATTCAAGGGCGTTTCCGGGGGTTGGACATTCGATGAAGTTTTGAAGGACTTTGGAAGCCTTGAAGATTTCACGGATGGGGATGATCTTGCAAAGCTGAAAGACCTTCATTCGCAGGTGGAAGCCATTGAAGCCCAAAAAGCAGAGTGGCAACAGAAGTTGAATGAAAAGTTGATTGCAGAGCAGAAGAAAGCCCTTGCAAAACAGCAAGTGGAACTTGAAGCACAGAAAGCCGCTGTTCAGCAACAGCTTGATGATTTCGAGGTCAAGACCTATTCCGGCATTTGGTACAACAAGGATGTGACAACCGCTGATTGGGCGGGGCTGAACATTGAGGGTAAGAAGAAGTATTATGAAGGGAAGTTCATTACTGAAACTGACCCCGATTTGATGCAGAAGTATCAGGATTTATACAAGCAGTTGGAAGAACTTGATACAGAGGGCAAAGCCTACGCTGATATTCAGAAAGAGTTGAAACAAATTCAAAGCCAAATCACCAAAGTTCAAGGCGATTTGAAAAAACTTGAACAAGGTGGTATAATTGATTCGGTGGACGATGCCTTTTCGCAGGAACGCAAGGATGCCGCTATTTGGGCGAAAACAACCAAAGAAGCGGACGATGTTTTGCGTGATACTTGCGGTGAGGTTTGGCGCACTTCCCCACCGATTCAGAAAAATGCAATTTATGACTACACCCAAAGTTACCACAAGTTCAACGAACCGTTGCGTGGTATTGAATACGGCAGCGAAAAGTTCTTAGGTGTTGGAAATGTGGATTTAGACCAAATCGGCGTTTCCTATCAGGGTTGGAAGCCCGGTCAGATGCGGAAAGAAATAAACGCTATGACCGACATTATTTCCAAATCGACATACAAAGAAGATTTTTGGTTGCAGCGTGGTTGTAGATTTAAGGGCATGGACAAATTCTTCAATGTTCCTATGGATCGCTTGCAGAGCGCAACACAGGCAGAGTTGGAAGCCTTGCTTCTTCAAAAGGAAGTCACGGAATACGGCTTTTGTTCTTGTGGCGTTGCCAAAGGCAAAGGGTTCAGCGGTGATATTATCCTGAATATTTACGCCCCTTCCGGCACACAAATGATGTATGTTGAACCGTTTTCGGCTTTCGGAAATGGCGGGGGTAAGAATTGGGATGGTATTGCAAAGCAAGGTTCTTTCGGTCAAGAATCGGAAATCATATTGCAGCAGGGAACAAAGTTCCGTGTGACAAAGGTTGAAAAAACACCCGGTATGATTTACATTGACCTTGAAGTGATTGAACAGACCCCGCAACGATAACAGAAAGAAGGTGGCTACATGGAAAAGAAAACACTGTCTGAACGCTATGCGGATGAAGTCCTTACCAACAACGCCGCCTTGAACCATTATTCCCAATGTAAGGATTGCATTTTCAGGGATAAAAGGGTTGTAGGCGGTGAAGAATATGGATATGATAAATCTGTATGCCACATTTACGGAAAAATCAGTGCAGGACGAATAAACAAAACAACCCCTGATTTTTTCCCTTACACACCGATTGAACCCGGTGATAAACCGAATGAGGTTTACAACAACACCGCAAGTTGCGAGTATTACGAACAGGAAAAGCGGAAGAAATAAGCACTTTTGAAAATAAACTTTCAAAGGTGCTTTTTTCATGCCATTTTTCAGGTAACAGCTATATCAAAGACCTTGAAAACAACGGTATATGCTGATTATATGAGGTCGATTTTTCAGAAAGGGGGTAACAGATATGATTGATTTGACAACCGTTGCACAGGCGGCACTTGTCCTTTTCGGTGCGGTGATTACAACCGTAATCGTTCCGTGCGTGAAGAAGAACACCACCGTTCAGCAGCAGAAGGAAATCATGGGTTGGGTGAAAATCGCTGTTGCGGCAGCAGAACAGCTTTACAAGGGTTCTGACCGTGGCGAGGAAAAGAAAGCCTATGTTTTGGACTGGCTGAACAAGCATGGTATCACGATTGATACCGATAAGCTGGATGCCATGATTGAAGCGGCAGTTCACGAAATCCAGTAACCCCCGCAAATCGTCTTTTTCGTATTGCAGACGGTAAAGAACAAGGTTCATTGCGTGGTTCGTCACCCACGGTAAACAACGGAAATGAAAGGATGGTACAAAACTATGAAAAAAGAAGATTTGATTGCAATGGGGCTGACAGAGGAACAGGCAAAGAAGGTTATGGATTCCCTTGACGGGAGTTTCGTTACCAAAGCCCGTTTTAATGAGATCAACGAGGAAAACAAGACCCTGAAACAGTCTGTTGCTGATAGAGATAAGCAGCTTGAGGATTTGAAGAAGTCCAGCGGTGACAACGCCGAACTGAAAAAGCAGATTGAAGCCTTGCAGCAGCAGAACGCCGATCAGAAGAAAGCCCACGATGCGGAAATGGCACAGTTGAAGCTGGATAACGCCATTGATGCCGCCCTGACCGCAGCCGGAGCAAAGAACGCAAAGGCAGTTAAGGCGTTGCTTGACACTTCCAAAGTCAAACTTGGTGAGGATGGCAAGCTGACCGGGTGGGATGAACAGCTTACCGCCGTTCAGAAGTCGGATTCTTACCTGTTTGAAGCAAAGCAGCAGAGCAAGCAGACCTTCAAGGGCTATCAGCCGGGTGCAACCGGGAATGTGAAGCCCGGAACGGAAGTTGATACTTCCAAAATGACCTATTCGGAACTTGCGGCTTACATGGCGGCAAACCCGGATGCAAAAATTGATTAAGAAAGGTAATGGTGAATTAAAATGGCAAAGTTTGATTCCAAAAGTTTTAATGCACAGGCTTTCGGTCACTATGTAGACCGAATTCCTAACACGAAAAAGACCGAACTTGCAAGATGCGGCGCTGTTGGCAGCAATGAGAACGCCCGCAACGCCCTTGCTACGCAGACGGGTTCTCTTTATGCCCGTATTCCTTATTTCGGCAGAATCAGCGGTGGCACTTCGCAGAACAACGATGGTAACACCGATATTGCAAGCACCAACACTTCCACTTATGAACAGGGTTTTGTTGTTGCTTCCCGTATGGATGCGTGGACGGAAAAGAGTTTCAGCAAGAATATCACGGCGGGCGTTGACTTCATGGACAATGTGGCGGCGCAGATTGCAGATTATAAGCTGGAAGTGAAGCAGGATATGCTTCTTGCAATCCTTGAAGGTGTGTTCAGTATGTCCACTACCGGCAGCACCGCAGCGGCAAAGGCGGCAAAGGAATTCCTTGCAGCCCATGTCTACGATATTACCGGGAACACTGGTGATAACGCTTTTGTTGGTGCTTCCACCCTGAACAGAGCCATTCAGAGGGCTTGCGGCGATAACAAGAACATTTTCAAGCTGGTTATCATGCACAGCGAGGTTGCAACCAACCTTGAAAACCTTCGTCTGTTGAAGTATCTGACTTATACCGATGCGGACGGTGTGCAGCGTGATCTTACCCTTGCAACTTGGAATGGTCGTGCAGTCCTGATTGATGATGGTATGCCGACAAAGGAAGTTGCTGAATGAAACCAATGAAAAATTTGCGAGTATGCCGAAAACATTTTCGCAGATTTGGACTTCGTTTCAGAACACCGCTTTGATGGCGTTTCAGCCTATTTTGAACAGATTGAACGAAATTGCAAACAGCGATGCTTTCCAGCAGTTTGTGAACAACGCCATTGAGGGGCTTTCCGTTGTGGCGGGTATTGCCCTTGAAATCTTTGATTTGCTGGTAAGCGTTGCGGGTG